TTTTGTAGGCACTCTGTTTTTGGCCCGCGATGTGGCCCATTCGGTGCATCTAAACACCCGCAGCTATGCCAAGCATGTGGCTTTGCAGTCGTTTTACGACGAGATCGTAGAGCTAGCCGACAAATTTGCCGAGGCCTATCAAGGCAGGCATGGTCTAATTGGGCCAATCGGTCTGATGAGCGCCAAGAAAACCAACAACATCATTGAGTTCTTGCAGGATTCCATGACTGAGCTTGAAGGTTGCCGGTATGAAGTGTGCGACAAGACCGACACCCCGATTCAAAATATCATTGATGAAATCATTGGGCTGTATCTCAGCACGCTTTACAAGTTAAAATTCCTCGCTTAAAGGAGCCGAAATGGAACTACTCAACGCTCTGTCCAAAACGGACTTCCCTGCCAAATCAGTTGCCTACACGGGCACTGCTGGCAATACCGGCACTTGGGCACCAGGCCCGCAGGGTGTAGTCGTCTGGTCTGACCAGTCTTGCTACATTGAGGTCGGCGAGGGTGCGGTTGCAACGACTGCCAGCACGCCAGTGCCACCGTTCACGCCTATCCCGTTCAAAGTGCCGCAAGGCTCGGGCGGTCAGTGGCGCGTCAGTGCGATTCAGGTGTCTACGGGCGGCACGATCTACTGCAAACCCATCAACTCGCAATGAGTTACTTTGGCATCCCCATTCGCAATGGCGTAGCCATTGGCCTTGGGAGCGTTATTTCGTTCCTGTCAGGCTATGCTGATGCCACCGTGCAGAATAATCTGCTAACCGAAAACAGCGACAACCTCGTTCAAGAGGATGGCGGCTTGATTCTGCTGGAGTAAAAAATGGCCGACTTAAAGATTAGTCAACTTACCGCAATTACCCCACCCCTTACGGGCGTTGAGGTCTTGCCGGTTGTCAAAAGCAGTTCCACTCAAAAGGTCAGCGTCAGTCAAATCATGACTGGCATGATTGTTACCGAGTCGGGCACTACCCGCACGCTGTCGGCCACCGACAACGCGCAGATCATCTACTGCACCTCTGGCAGCGCGGTTACCATCACCTGCGCGGCAGGTCTGGGCGCTGGCTTTAACTGCACGATCATCCAAGGCGGCGCGGGCAAGGTCACTGTGGCCGCTGGCGGCCAGACGCTGATGTCCTACAGCAGCCTGTTCAGCACAATGGGTCAATACGCGGTGATCAGCTTGATCGCACCTGTCGCAAACACGTTTGTGGCGGCTGGCAACCTCGGAGTCTAAGATGGCAGTAAATCTCTCTCCAGTCGGCGGTGTAGCCGGTCAATTTTTCGACAACAACGGCGTACCGTTGGCTGGCGGCAAGATTTACACATATACAGCGGGCACAACGACCAACCAAGCCACATACACAAGCGCTGCGGGCGCTACCGCACACACCAACCCCATCATCCTTGATGGCGGTGGCCGCGTGCCTAGCGGCGAAATTTGGTTGACTGACGGCTTGCAATACAAGTTTGTCATCAAGACCAGCACAGACGTGCTGATCGGCACCTATGACAACATCATTGGCATCAACTCCAATTTCGTCAATTTTTTGACTGAGACTGAAGTGCAGACGGCCACTGCGGGCCAGACGATTTTTACGCTGGCTACCATGCAGTACCAGCCAGGCACGAACAATTTGTCGGTGTTTGTTGATGGCGTGAATCAAATTGACGGTTCGACCTACAGCTACGTTGAGACAAGCTCAACTGTCGTGACTTTTACAGCGGGCCTGCACGTAGGCGCTTTGGTCAAGTTCACCACGGCTCAAACGTTATCTACTGGCGTAACCGATGCTTCGTTGGTGACTTACAACCCGCCATTTGCAAACGGTGTTGAAACAACGGTTGAAGACAATCTGGCTCAGACCGTCAGCGTCAAAAACTTTGGTGCCGTTGGTGATGGGATAGCGGATGACACGGTTGCGATTCAGGCTGCTGTTAACGCTGTTCAAACTGCTGGTGGTGGTACGGTGCTTTTTCCCGAAGGCACGTACAACATTTCCAGTGAGATCACATGCACTGTTGCTGGCGTAACCTTCCAAGGTCAAAACCGTTGGTCTACGATTATTCGGCAAACCACAGCATCTGCAAAAATTCTAAACTTGTCGGCCATGTTTACGAATATTCGCAGCATTGGTTTTAATTACAGCGGAACTCCGGTATCAGGTGCCACTGCGGTTTATTGCACCGGATCATATTGTACATTTGAAGATTTTGTTATCAGAAGCTCAAATATTGGCATTCACTATAAAACAGGCGTTGCCGGAAAAATAACAAACTTTGAAATTTTGGATTACGAAACTGTAGGTTTGCAAATTGAATCATTAAATGACATATTTGTTTCAAACTTTGTAATAAATGCTGGAAATTCTACTAGAGGAACTTTTGGCGGTATTCGGTTATTGGATAAAACAGAAGCGGTTATTGTATCTGACGGAGATATATTGCTTGGTGTATATTCAATGACCACAACTGCTGCGGTCTATGGAGTTGGTACAAGACCCGCCTACAATAATTTTACAAACGTGTTTTTTGATTCTGCTGAATTAGGTGTTTCACTTGATAAGATTGTAGAAACTGAATTTGTCGGCTGCTGGTTTAGCGGCGGTAGAAGTGGAAGCGGTGTTTCTGGATGCACAATTTCCCAGTCACACAGTTTAAATTTTGTGGCAACTAGATTTTTTAACTGCGGTAGCAATGGTTGCTTAGTTAACGCTACTGCGGTACGCACTACCTTTGTCGCATGTTCTTTTGAAAGTAACAGCGTAACCGCTGGTGATGGTATAGCGCATGGGTTGGCAATAGCTCCAAACACTGTTGACTTCACAGTTGCAAACTGTAAAGCAAGCAATGGTCTGTACACAGGAAAACAAGGTTACGGCATTATTGTGAATAGCGGCACATCAAGTGGATATTCCATTTGCAACAACATATTGACCGGGAACTATACCGGATCGCTTAGTGATGGTGGCAGCGGAACAATTAAAACCATTTCAGGAAACGTTGGTTACACTACGCTTTCAGTAGGTACATCAACCGTTACTACTGGAAACACATCTGTTGTTGTAACTCACGGGTTAGCTGTTACCCCGCAAGCCGCAAATATTGCGATTTCACCTTTAGTGTCTACAGGGAGCAATCCGTTGTATGTAGACGCCAGCTCTATAACCTCAACACAGTTTACTGTTAGAACTACAAGTGCCGTACCAAGCAATTTTGATTTTTCTTGGCGTGCTTCTATCAAAGGAAACTGACATGAACGAAAACTTGATCTATTGGCAAGGTCGTGCAATCGGTATCGACTGCGGGAATTATGTTTCGTGGTTTCCATCCGCACCCAAAGAAGCAATTGAACTGTTGAGCGCAAGATGATCACACCGTCATTTGGATTGACCGCAACAGAGCGAGTGCTACCACGGTTAGCGCTTGACTTTACTACCGCTAGTCTTGACCCTCGCGTCACGTTCACACGATCTGGCGCAACAGCCACTCGTGTGAACGCCAGCGGCTACATTGAAACGATGGCTGCGGACACACCTCGGTTTGACTTTAATCCGGTCACTCTGGTTTGCCGTGGGTTGTTGATTGAAGAAAGCAGAACAAACAATACGCTAGGCAGCGCAGCGTTTAATGACGCAGCTTATTGGACGCCTGTTGCTTCTACAATTGGCGCAACGCCAATTACTGCGCCGGACAACACCTCAACGGGTTTTAAACTCATTGAATCAACAGCAAATGCAGTTCACTATGTTTTACCAGTTCTTGGTTGGGTAACAACAGTTGGTCAACTTATTACGAGGTCTGTGTACGTAAAAGCGGGTGAGCGTTTTAGATTTGAAATACATACTGACTCAACATCTTATGGAGGAGCGCAACGCGCACAATATAATTTATCAACAGTAACTGCCACTGTTGTCCTTGGTACTGGAACTGCAAGCATTACAAACGCTGGTAACGGTTGGTACAGGTGCGTATTTAATGCGCCACCAGCAACTGCCGCTGCAATCGGCAGTGGTCAATTTAGGTTGCTTGATGACGCTGGTAATCCGGCTTACACAGGCAATGGATCATCAGGTCTTTACCTGTGGGGCGCTCAACGTGAAGACGGAGCCTTTGCCACCAGCTACATTCCCACCGTAGCGTCTACAGTCACACGCAACGCCGATGTTGCCACGATGACGGGAACGAACTTCAGTAGCTGGTACAATCAATCTGAGGGGACTGTTTATAGCGAGATCATATCGACTTCAAATAGCGATCAATGGTCAATTACAGACGGAACAACAAACAACGGAATTACTCCGTACACCAACGGAAATATTGTTAGTTATATTCGGGCTTTGGGTGCCACTCAGGTTCAACAAGATGTTGGTGCCGCTCCATCTTCAAGTTCTAACAAAGCCGCTTTTGCATACAAGGTCAACAACTTTGCTGCGTCAGTCAATGGGGGCGCCGTAGTTACAGACACATCTGGCATCGTGCCCGTGAACCCAAATCAACTGGTTCTTGGTTACACATCGGTTGTGTGGGCTGCTGCAAAAACACAGCTTTATATTCAATCGTTTAATTACTACTCACTTCGCCTTACCAACAACGAATTGCAAGCGATCACAAGTTAAGGATAAATTATGGCGCTCACTAAAGTTTTTGTACCTGACATGACTGTGGGGAACTACCCCATGTCCCGCGTCGATAATTTGCCGATAGATGTGACCGAATACGGCGCGGTGGGCGACGACAGCACACCTTGCGACACTGCGGTAGCCGCTGCTTTTACTGCCGCGCTGACACAGGGCAAGGCGCTGTATTTTCCGGAGGGCACATACAAATTTACCGCCACAGCCACAACGGTGTGGGATTTGACAGGTTACGAGCAAGACGGCATGACGATCTTCGGCGCAAACAGTGGTCGAACCATTCTTCGTTTTCCCAACGTAACAGCCCCTATTGGTTTGCATATTTACGCAACCACCGATTGGTATGACTTTTCCATGTCAAATTTGCAAATTCAAGGCGCAATGGCTGGCTCTCTTTTGGTAATCGGTAAAAATGATTACAGCGATCCGCTGAATGTTTCGAATTTCACCAACATAACTGTTCTAAATTCATTGAACAACGCATTGGTTGAAGCGTTGCGCTTGAACTACATAGTCAACAGTAACTTCATCGGGTGCCGCGCCAATGGCTATGCTGACGGTCTTGGCACAAACACAGGCATTGCGTTGCGTTGCAGACAGGTTGAGTTTTGCACGTTTACGAACGGCAGCTATGGTAACGCTGAATACGGTGTTCAATTTACCGATGGGTTTAGTTTTGGCAACACGTTTGTAGCTACAGACCATGAAAACGTGGATTATTGCGTAAGCACAGACAACGCCAACTCTGGCAACAACACTTTTGTTGGGGGCCAGTTTTCGCTTTGGACAGTTGCTTGTTTCAAGACCACAGGTTCGTTGTCCACCAATGCCATCACAGTCATCAACGCCAATTACTCTAATGGTGCATCACCTGCGCCAGTAATTGACCCCGTTAACTTTGCTGAAATCCGCAAAATTGACGGCAGTCCAATATCAACGCCAGCGTTGCCAGCTACCGGCGTAACTGCCGCCAACATTACCGGCAAAAAAGTGTTGGTTACGTTTTGGGCAGGTTCAATTACGCAGGCCACGGTTAACGGTTTTGGCATAGGTCTTACAAGCGGCAGTGTAGTTGTAGAGCATGGTCAAAACATTTCTTTAACCTACACCGGCGCTCCTGCATGGTTGTGGCAACCAATGGAGTAGACATGAAACAACTTGTTGATTATTTTGTAGATGGCGCTGATGTTGACTTCAACCAGATGCTGTCTATGGGGCTGATTAAGCGAAACGGCGCAGGCTATTCGTTAACTTCATACGGCGCTTTGTTTTTGTTGTAAGATAAGAAAACTGTATCGGCGCAGCACACCGAGGAATCGAAAGGTTCATTTAAATGTTAGAAGAAGTACCAGCGGAGTCACTACCCGTGCCAGAACAGGAAGCAACGGCTGCACCTGAAGCTGAAGTTCAAACGCCGGAAACGCCAGAAGCAGCAGCCAAGACATTCTCGCAAGAGGAACTTGACGCAGCAATTGGCAAACGCCTCGCAAGAGAGCAACGTAAGTGGGAACGAGATCAAGCACAGCGTCAGTCTGAACAGCAGACGTTGAGAGCCGCACCGACAGCCACCGCTGACCAGTTTGAGTCTACTGAAGCCTATGCAGATGCACTGGCGCTCCAGAAGGCAGAAGAACTGATCGCCAAGCGTGAAGCCGCCAAGCAGCACTCGCAGGTTCTCGAAAGCTATCAGGAACTTGAGGAAGCAGCACGGGACAAGTACGACGACTTTGAACAAGTCGCCTACAACCCAAAACTGCCAATCACGAACGTGATGGCCGAAACGATTCAGTCTTCGGACATTGGCGCAGAGTTAGCTTACTACCTCGGCTCCAACCCCAAAGACGCGGAACGCATCTCACGCATGACGCCGCTCGGTCAGGCAAAAGAGATTGGAAAGATTGAGGCCAAATTGGCCGCAGAACCTCCAGTCAAACGAACAACGTCTGCGCCCGCGCCGATTTCACCTGTAACTGCTCGGAACTCCGGTTCACCAGCCCTTGACACTACTGACCCTCGGTCCATCAAGACCATGACGGCCAGCCAGTGGATTGAAGCTGATCGCGCACGCCAGATGAAGAAGCTAGAATCGCAACGTATCCGCTAACTTTTTTTAGGAAATTTAAATGTCAAACTCGATCCTTACAATCGACATGATCACGCGCAAAGCGCTTGAGATTCTCGAAAACAACCTGGTCCTTACCCGCAACGTCAATCGCCAGTACGACGACAGCTTCGCTGTTGAAGGTGCCAAGATTGGTTCCACCCTGCGTATCCGCCTGCCTGACCGCGCTCTGGTCACTGACGGTGCCGCCCTGCAAGTTCAGGACGACAACGAGCAGTTCACCACCCTGTCGGTCGCCAACCAAAAGCACATCGGCGTCAACTTCACATCTGCTGAACTGACCATGCAATTGGATGACTTCGCAGAGCGTGTTCTGAAGCCGCGTATTTCTCAGTTGGCATCCAGCATTGATGCTGACGTTGCAAACGCCTACCGTTACATCGGTAACAGCGTCGGCACCCCAGGCACCGTTCCTTCGACTTCGCTGGTGCTGCTCCAAGCCCAACAGAAGCTGAACGAAAACGCCGCTGTGATGTCGCCACGTTACGCCACCGTTAACCCAGCCGCCAACGCTGGTCTGGTTGAAGGTATGAAAGGTCTGTTTAACCCGACCGACACTATCTCCAAGCAGTTCCGCAACGGCATGATGGGCACCGGCGTGCTGGGCTTCGATGAAGTCAACATGTCTCAGTCGATCAAGCAGCACACCACTGGCTCGCGCGATGCTTCCGCTTCCACACTGGTTAAAACACCAGGCGTGACCAGCGAAGGCGCTTCGACCATTCTGCTGGAACAAGGTTCTGTGACGACCACAATCAAAGCCGGCGACGTGTTCACCGTGGCTGATTGCTACGCCGTCAACCCACAGACCCGTGAGTCCACTGGTTCGCTGTATCAGTTCGTTGCTCTGGCTGACGCCACTGCTTCGTCTGGCACTTGGACCGTGACCGTGTACCCCATGTACTCGGCCAACCACGCTCTGGCTACTGTGAACGCTCTGCCTGTTACTGGCAAAAGCGTTACGTTCTTGGGTGCGGCTTCCAGCCAATTCGCTCAGAACTTGGTCTACCACAAGGACGCCATTACGTTCGCCACTGCCGACCTGTTGCTGCCACAAGGCGTTGACATGGCTGCTCGTGCCGTTCACAACGGTATCAGCCTGCGCGTTGTTCGTCAGTACGACATCAACAACGACCGTATGCCTTGCCGTATTGACGTTCTGTACGGCTACAGCGCCATCCGTCCACAGATGGCTGCTCGTATCTGGGGTTAAACCCAATGCCCCTTCGGGGGCGTTTTCTAAATCTTTTTTAAGGAAATTATCATGGCACTTCCAAACGGCGGCGGCGGTTACCAACTCGGTGACGGCAACCTGAACGAAATCGTACTGGGCTACGCTCCAGCCCCTGCAACCTATACAGCTAACGCAACTGCCGCTTTGACAGTTGCCGACCTGGAAGGCGGCATCATTCTGTACACGCAAACCAATGCCAACAACCTCCAGCTTCCGCTGGTGGCCGGTGTGGGTGGTGTGGATGCAGAAATCAGCAGCGCCAAAATCGGCAGCACTTTTGACTTTTGCGTTATGTCCACCAGCACTGGTGTGGGCACGCTGACGGTCAATACCGGCTGGACTTTGGTTGGCTCTGGCCTGACCACTGCATCCGGTTTCGGTGCTTTGTTTCGCGCCCGTAAAACCGGCGACGGCACTTACACCTGCTATCGCATTGGCTAAATCTGGTGGGGCTTCGGCCCCATCTTTTTAAAGGAAACATCATGCCAAATACTATTGCTGTAGGCGTTGCGTTTGAAGACGCACAACTTGATGGCGCAATCATGGGCAAAACGGGCGGCACCGCAGGCTTCTACGGCACTACCCCCATTGTTCAAGCTGCTGCCATTACGGCTGTCACCAATACCGCTACAGGTACTGAGTTGGCAACTGCCATCAACGCGCTTCGTACCGCGTTGAAAAACATCGGCATCACTGCCTAATGTATCGGGGGCTTCGGCCCCCGTTTTCACATGCACATCTACTTAAAACATCCTGTCTTTGGTTGCAAGGTCGCGATTTCCAGTCTGGAAGCCGAATACGACGAAACAAATGGCTGGAAGCGGTACAATCTAGAAACACCCGCATCAGAGCCAGAGCCTGAAGTAGCGGTTAACGCGCTGGAAGTCAAGCGCAAATACACACGCAAGGCTGTAGCCGAAGGAGTCTGAGCATGGCCGTTTACACCGCTGGCGATCAAATAAATCGGGCACTTCGTTTGCTCGGCGTGCTGGCTGAAGGCGAAACGCCATCTGCATCAGTATCGCAAGACGCCCTGATGGCGATGAACCAGATGATCGACAGTTGGAACACTGAGCGCCTGTCTGTTTTCTGCACTCAAGATCAAATCTTTACTTGGCCCGCTGGAGAATATATCCGCACTCTCGGCCCATCCGGCAATTTTGTTGGCCTGCGCCCCGTGCTGTTGGACGAGGCCACTTATTTTCGTGACCCGGGCACAAACGTGTCGTTCGGCATCAAATTCATCAACCAGCAGCAATACAACGGCATTGCGGTCAAGACCGTAACCTCGACCTACCCGCAGGTTTGCTTTGTGAACATGGGTTTCCCCGACGTTACGCTGTCGATTTACCCACGCCCGACACGCGATTTGGAATGGCACTTTGTGTCTGTTCAGGAACTGAGCAACCCCGCCACCCTGACAACAGACCTGTTCTTTCCGCCTGGCTACTTGCGGGCGTTCGCTTACAACTTGGCGATGGAGATTGCGCCAGAGTACGGCGTCGAGCCGTCACCACAGGTCAAGCGCATTGCGATGACCAGTAAGCGCAACCTCAAACGCATTAACAATCCTGACGATGTGATGTCGATGCCTTACGCCATTGTGGCAACCCGCCAGCGCTTCAACATCTACGCCGGGAATTTTTAATTACTAAATGGTGCAAGTAGCATGATGCAAACGCTTGAATTCCAAATAGGCTTGATGCGCTTCTTCGGGGGTGTCAAAGCCGCTTTTGCGGATGCGTTTGCCGTTAGCCATAATTTGCGCCCGCCACTTTCCTTGATGGGCGCTGACGCCCAAAAAACCAGCCTTATTGGCTTTGGTAGCTTTTCTCATGTTTTGCAAGTTACCAAACCGCGTAACCTGGCGCAGGTTAGCAAAAGAATTGTCCAATTTATTGCCGTTAATGTGGTCTATATGCCCTTCGGGCGTGTTGCCCGTAACGTAAAACCAAGCCAATCTGTGCGCCAATCGTTTAACATTGTGGATAACAATAGAAATGTAGCCCGCGCTATGCGTGGAACCTGCAACTTTTCCGACAAGATCAGGACGCCAATGATTTTTACGCCAAGTAAAAACGCCGGTTTGCACGTCATACGCCAAAGATTTGCGCAAATGCTGTATGGTAATGTCGGATGTAATAGTCATGACATTCAGTTTACCATAAAGGCGATGTAATGCACACACCTATACTTGGATCAGCTTATGTTGCAAGGTCAATAAACGCTGCCGATAATCGGTGCGTCAACCTGTTCCCCGAAGTCATCCCAGAAGGTGGCAAAGAGGCGGGTTTTCTTAACCGTGCGCCAGGTCTTCAGTTCCAGCAAACCATTGGCGCTGGGCCAATTCGGGCGCTGTGGGCGCATCAGACCAACGGCAGCGACTTCTACGTTGTGTCGGGCACAGAATTTTACAAAGTCACCGGATTGACCGCCACGCCCACTAAACTGGGCGATGTGACCGGCACTGGGCCTGTATCTGTTGCCGACAACGGCACGCAAATCTTTTTGGCTTGCAACGGCCCAAGCTACATTTACAACGAAGTCACCAACGTATTTTCGCAAATTACAGACCCTGATTTTCCAGGCGCGGTGACTGTGGGCTACCTTGACGGCTATTTTGTCTTCAATGAACCCAACAGCCAAAAAGTGTGGGTGACTCAGCTATTGGACGGCACATCTGTTGATCCGCTTGACTTTGCGTCTGCTGAAGGCTCACCGGACGGATTGGTCGGGCTGATTGTGGACCACCGCGAGGCGTGGCTGTTCGGCACCGATTCGGTTGAGGTTTGGTATGACGCTGGCCTGTCTGATTTTCCTTTGACGCGCATCCAAGGCGCTTTCAATGAAATCGGGTGCGTTTCTGCATTCTCTATTGCAAAACTCGACAACGGCCTGTTTTGGCTGGGCACCGACGCCCGTGGTCAAGGCATCGTCTATCGGGCCAACGGTTACACCGGCACGCGAGTGTCTACGCACGCCATCGAATACGCCATTGCCCAGTACGGCAACATTTCAGACGCCATCGGGTACACATACCAGCAAGAAGGCCACGCCTTTTATGTGTTGACCTTTCCGTCAGCCAACGCCACTTGGGTCTACGATGTGGCCACGCAAGCATGGCACGAACGCGCTGGCTGGAACACTTCAACGGGTCAATTCACACGCCACCGCAGCAACTGCCAATGCAACTTTGGCGGCAATACGGTTGTTGGCGATTTTGAAAACGGCAACATTTACACGCTTAGTTTGAATGTGTACGCTGACAATGGCGGCGTGCAAAAGTGGTTGCGGTCGTGGCGGGCGCTGCCAACAGGTCAAAACGACCTCAAGCGCACGGCCCAGCACAGCCTTCAGCTTGACTGCGAGTCCGGCACGGGCTTGGTTACGGGCCAAGGCAGCGACCCTGAAATCATGCTGCGCTGGTCTGATGACGGCGGCCACACATGGTCAAACGAGCATTTAAGCAAGATGGGCAAGATCGGCGAGTATTACCGCCGTGTCTTTTGGCGTCGGCTGGGCATGACGCTCAAGCTGCGGGACCGCGTGTATGAAGTGTCTGGCACTGACCCAGTTAAAACCGCCATCATGGGCGCTGAACTATTGATTAGCCCGACCAACGCATAATGGCTACATTGCCCAACATTACTCAAATCACGGCACCCCGTGTTGAGCTAATTGATCCAAAAACAGGGTTGATGTCACGCGAGTGGTACAGGTTTTTCTACAACCAGTATGTAGTCACAGGTACGGGCACGGGCATCACGCCAGTTATCAGCGGCGGCACGGGCTTAAATTCCACCCCTTCAAACGGCCAACTGTTGATCGGTAACGGGTCTGGGTACACGCTACGGACTCTAGGGGCCGGCGCAGGCATTACCGTCACCAATGGGTCGGGCGTCATTGTCATCGCCAACAACGGCGTTTTAAGCTGGTCTGGCGGCTCTTCTGGGCTGACCCCCGCAGCGGCCACCACAGGCGCTGTGGTGCTGGGCGGCACGCTGGTTGCTGCCAATGGCGGTACGGGATTTGCCACTTACACTGTTGGTGACTTGCTGTACGCAAACACTACGACCACGCTGGCAAAATTAACGGCTGGGGCAAACGGTCAAATCTTAACTGTTGCCGGTGGCGTGCCGGCTTGGGCAACCTCGACCACTTCAGCGCCGGTCACTAAAACAGCCGACTTTACTTTGGCGGCAACTGAGTCTTGGGTGATCAACAACAAGTCCGGCTCGACTTGCACGGTGACTTTGCCATCGGCAGCGTCCTACACCGGACGCCAAGTCACCTTCAAAAATATGCAGGCGCAGCTTTTGGTGTCAGCGTCAAGTAATGTTGTACCGATTGACAGCACTTCAGCGGGCACCGCAATTCTCTTGGATGTTGTGGGAAATTGGGCGACAATGGTGTCAGACGGCACAAATTGGGTCATCATGCAAGCCGCGTCCAACAACAACCTGCTTTTGGAATAAAAAAATGGCTGCTACCGTACAATCACAAATACAGCCAGCGCAATCAAACGCAAAGTGATTTAAGGAAAATACTATGGCCGCATGGATGCTACCCGCTGCAATTATTGGCAGCTCTTTATTTGGTGCTAGTGCGTCTAAAAGCGCCGCAAGCACGCAAGCGGCTGCGGCTGATCGTGCGGCTGAACTGCAACAGCAACAGTTTGAACGTCAAGTTGAATTGCAAGCCCCATTTCGTGAGGCGGGCGTTCGTGCGTTGCCCGAATTGGAAGCCGCGTCTAGGTACACGCCGTTTGGCATGGAACAGTTTCAGCAAGACCCAGGCTACGGCTTTCGTTTGTCTGAAGGCCAGAAAGCACTTGATCGTCAGGCTGCCGCCCGTGGCGGGCTGATCTCTGGCGCCGCGCTCAAAGGCGCTCAACGCTTCGGTCAAGAGATGGGCAGCCAAGAGTACACCAACGCTTTTAACCGCTACCAGACTGAGCGCCAAGCCCGCCTCAACCCACTGCAATCTTTGGCCGGTATGGGTCAAACTTCTGTAGCCCAGTTAGGCCAAGCTGGCCAAGCAATGGCAACTGGCGTAGGCGAGGCTGGCGGTCAAGCAGCGCAGGCCCGTGCCTCTGGATACATGGGCGGCGCTAACGCGCTGTCGCAGGGCTTGACCAGTTACATGGGCTACAGTCAGGGCCAAGACCGCAATGCTTTGCTGTCGCGTGCTATTGGAAATCGTGGCGGTGGTTACATAGGTACGGAACCTTATTCTGGCTATAACGCTTCTATTGGACTTGGTTAAGGATTAATCATGGCACTCGTAAACCCTAACATTGCGATGAGTTATCGCGGCGTAGAAGTTCCGCAGCAAAACGCGCTGGCCGACTATGCGGCCATCCAACAGATTCAAGGCGGTCAGCGTCAAGCTGAAGTCGCGCAGATGCAGCTTGAATCTATGCGCCGAGATCAGGCCGCTTTGGCTAAGATGCAAGAAGCCATTGCTGCTAAAGGTGGCCCCACTGATCTAAATGTGGCGGCTGATGAGATGATGAAGTCCGGCATTCCCGAGTACTTCAAACAAGGTTTGACTATTAAACAGACGCTTGACAAGCAAAAAAGATTTGCCAGTCTGCTTGGCCCGACTGGTGGCGCTGCGCCTGCCGCAGCTGCCCCAGCAAGCGAACCATACGAAGGTTACAACGAAGCCATTGGCATGACTCCTTCGGTCAATGCTATGGCTCCCGCTGCCGCTGCGCCAGTCAATGCTATGGCTGACTTGCAAAGAAAAATTAATGAAGCCTACATGATTGCCACGCCGGAAGCATTGGCGTTTGCCAAGGCGGGTGAAGAACGATTGAAGCCAACAACAGATGTGTCTTCCATGCAAGCGTTGGGATTTGCACCAACGCCAGAAGGTTTTGCTAAATTTAAGGGCGCTCAATTTGCGCCGCCTGCGCCATCAGATATTGCAAAATTGATCAAAGAGCGCGATGCGCTGCCAGTAGGTAGCCCTAACCGTGCGCTGTATGACCGACAAATTCAAGATTTGGGTGCTACCGCAGAAAATGCGCGTCAACGCTTGGCGTTTGATAAAGCCAAATTTAACTGGGAAAAAGCTAACCCAGGCATGGAGCTTAAAGAAGACGAAAACGGCTATCTTTATGGCATTAACAAAAGCACATTGCAAGTGGTTCCCGTCAACATGGGTGGTGCTGCACCAGCGGCTGCTCCAGCGGCAGGCGGCACTGGCATGCCTGGCGGTCGGATGCCTGCGCCTCAAGCGCCTCTGGCTGGTGCAACGCCTACCGCAGCTAAACAATTTCGTGGCACGCCAAAAGAAGCACCAGCTAAATTTAACGACACGGATTTGCAATTGTCTGGTTTGGCTGGATCACTTCAAGACTTCAAAAAAGAAGTCAATAAAGATGTATTTACAGGGGCTAAATTTCTTCCAACTGGTCAAGATACGGCCAGAATGCAAGCTAAATACACAGCGCTTTTAATGGGCGTCAAAGACTTGTACACGCTTGGCGCATTGACCGGCCCTGATATGTCAATCATTGAGTCGCAACTTACCAACCCTGCTTCATGGTCTGGTAAATTTACGACTAAAGAGGGTTTTGAAGCACAGACTAAAGTCATTGAAGATATGTTAAAGCGCAGCGCAACAAATCTTGAAAATACTTATGGCCGAATACCAAAAGCCACTAAAAAAGCTCTTGGGGGTTTGGATAGCAGTGGCGGCGAATGGGAAGTGGTTAAATAATGGCAACGCAAATCTACAAGGTGCGCGATCCTAGCGGCGCAATCCGCGAGATTAAGGGGCCATCTGGCGCAACTGACGATCAAGTCATTGCAAAAGCTAAAGAGCTATTTTCCGCAGCACCTGCTATTAGCGTCGCCAGCCAAATCCCAACTGAGGCGGGCGCTAATTTGACGCCTACGGCTGCTGCGCCAGTGTCTATGCGTGACCGCATTATGGGCGTGATTGAAACGCCTGCGGCAATTGCTGGTGGCTTGGCTGGTGGTTTGGCTTCAATACCTGCGGCAATTTACGGCGAACTGTCTAGCCCTGCGCCACAAGGATCACCAGCAGCTAGGGCGGCGGGTGAGGCAATGGCGGCAAAAACTCGCGCTCAGTTCTACCAGCCCCGCACCGAAACTTCTAAAGAAATCCTTGGCGCTATTGGTAAAGTGACAGAGGGTTTGCCTCCAGTGTTGGGGGGCAGTCTCGGCACATCATTAAACGCTTTGGCTGGCCCAGCCTTGCGGCAAACTACTGCTGCTGTGCGGCCAGTAGTTTCTCAGGCCGTTGCGCCAGTGCGTAATGCTTTGACCCGCAAACAACCAGACATGGTGGGCATGGGCGCAGCTAGCACGGCTGATGACTTGATGCGTCAGCAGCGCTTGGAGCAATTTGGCATCCGTGCCACCGCTGGTGAGCGTGAGCGCAACTTGCAAAAGCAGCAGTTTGAGTCTGAAGTGCAACGTGGTGCGGTTACTGGCATTTCAGAAGATGCAAAAACTGCATTGTCTGAACAAATGAGAAGGTTTGAAGCTGGTAAAAAACAAGACATTGTTCGCAATTTTGAGCGCATGACATCCGAGACTAATGCTCAAATTGCTGACCCAACAATGGTTCGTGAGGTTGGGGAACTTGTTGACAAAGCATTGAACAAACAATTTACAGAGAAATTTGATCGATACAAAGCGTTGTACGCAAAGGCTGACAACGCTGGCGAAACTTTGCAACCTGTACCGTATCAAAGTTTGCTGGACTACATTAACACCAAAACTCCAACACAACGCCAAAAGCTAGACCCCATTTTGGACTCGGTGGCTGAATCGTTGGCGATGAATGACCCAAGCAAAACCGGCACGATTACCGTGCGGGCACTTGAAGACATTTACCAGCAAATTGGTAAAGTTCAAAATTCTGCAAGCTCAAAAGATTTAAAACAAATCATTACGGACATGGGCGAAGGTGCAGGCGGTGAGTTGTACCAAGCGGCTAGAGCATCACGCAAGCAACTGGCTAAAGAGTTTGAGGACGTTAAGCGTGTTGACGATTTACTTAGCACCAAATCTGGTTACGCTGACCGCAAGGTGAAATTGGATGATGTGTACAAGCATGTAGTGCTGGATGGTTCGTTGGAAGAAATGCGAACTGTCACATCATTGTTAAAAAAGGGTGGCCCTGAAGGTCGCCAAGCGTACGCAGAACTAAAAGGCCAAACCATTCAGCAGATGAAAGAAATGCTCACTGGTGGTGATCAAATGTCTTTCAAAAACTTGAACACTTTGATCAATAAATTAGATAGACAAGGCAAATTGGAATATATGTACGGTAAAGCAGGCCGTGACCAAATTACAGAATTGCGGGATGCCATCAAGGATGTGGTGGTCAAAGAGCCAGGGGCTGTGAATTATCCAAACACCGCAGGCGTTGTGCTTCGGGGCTTGGAAATTTTGCAAAAATCGCCAATCAAAATACCTTTGACTCAAACAGCTGCTGAGTTTGCTCGTACACGTCAAGTGAAAAAACAGGTTCAAGAATCTTTAAAGCAACCTAATCAATTGGCTCCAACGCAACCAAATCAAAACGCTTTGATCGGAAAATAAACATGGCCGCACTTACACCCACACCCAAGCAGCAAATCTACGGCAGCGATGGCAAGCCGTTAGTTGGCGGGAAAATATACACCTACGCAGCGGGCACTACCACGCCGCTTGCGACCTACACAGACTCGGGCGCTGGCACGGCCAACACCAACCCGATCATCTTGAACTCGCTGGGTCAGGCCAACATCTGGCTGGCCCCATCGTCCTCGTACAAGTTCAGCGTGTACACATCCGCTGATGTGCTGCTGTACACCGTAGACAACATCACCGCGCCTGTTGACTACCTGTCTCTAGTCACTGAATTTGCCTCGCCGCCGCCCATCGGCAACACTGTGGCCAATACGGGCGCGTTTACCACACTGAGCAGCACGGGCGCTCTGACTGTTGGTGGCGCAGCGGCAATCACTGGCGACACCGCCATCACGGGAAAAATTACCACTGCCACGGGCTATCAATTTGCTGATGGTTCGTATCAAATCACGGCGGCTGAACCGGCAATTAAGCCGATCTCTGCATCGGTGGCTGCCAATGCCTTGTCAATTTCGTTGGACCCTTGCACCCTTGTGTTCCGCAGCGCCACGCTGACCAGCGGCGCGGTAAGTTCAATTAAGGTAGCCGCCGCCGTATCCGTTACGGTGCCATCTAGCGCCACCCTTGGAACAATATCAGGCCAGCAAGCGCGAATCGTTATCGTGGCACTGAATAACGCGGGCACTGTTGAGTTGGCGGTGGTCAATATGGCCGGCGGCACAAACCTTGACGAATGCGGCCTTATCAGCACCACCGCGATCAGCGCCGGAGCGTCGTCGGCCTCAGTTGTTTATTCAACGGCTGCACGCACCAATGTGCCCTACCGCGTTGTTGGGTTTGTCGATATTACCGAAGCCACCGCTGGCATTTGGGCAACTGCGGCGGCCACAATTCAAGGCCAAGGCGGGCAAGCCATTACATCAATGAGCACTTTTGGCAACGGCCAAACGTATCAGGCCGGCGCTTTGGGTAACGGCACAACCTACTACAACACCACATCCAAGCCGATCATGTATCAATTGGTCGCCACAAACGCCAGCGCTGGAGGCTGTCAAGTACAAATTTCAATTGACGGTGAATCGCCGTTTTCGGCGGTGTATTTTTATGATGCGCCCAATACCGGCGCGTTTTCAAACGGGTCTTTTGTAGTTCAGCCGTTTAGAAAATTTACCTCCACCCACAGTAACGTTGCAAGTCTAGTTGTTGTTGTTATGAAATAAATACCATGCCACATTACAAAGCCCCCGACAATTCCCTGCACTTTCTTGACGACAGTGCGTTTGAGTACCTGCTGCCGCCGGGCAGCGTGCAAATCACCGACGAGCAAGCTGAAGCCATGCGTCCGGTGATACCGGCACCGACCTACGCTCAAAAGCGTGCTGCTGAGTACCCGCCCGTTGCCGACTACCTTGACGGCATTGTGAAGGGCGACGCGGCGCAAGTGGACGCCTATGTCGCTGCGTGTTTGGCCGTTAAAGCGAAGTATCCTAAGCCATGAGCGGGCATGACATAACCCACCGCGAAATCTATGACCGCTTGGTGGCCGTGGAAGGTAAGGTGGACGCTATCGCAGACGGGACTAAGGATGTGGTTAAAGCGTTTGAAGCGGCTCAGGGCGCGTTTACCGTGCTGGAGTGGCTTGCCAAGGCGGCAAAGCCTTTGCTGTGGCTTGGTGGTCTGGTCGCTGCTGTGGCTACCTTCTGGGACCACTTTAAGGTGAAGTAATGATTGACCCGCTAACCGCTCTCGCTGGAATACAAGCTGCGGTTGCGCTAATCAAGAAGGTCAGCAAGACCGTTGATGATGTGTCGTCGCTCGGCCCTGTGCTGGGCAAGTACTTCGACGCCAAGTCAACGGCAAGCAAAGCTGTCGTCCAGGCCAAGAAGTCCAAGTCCTCAATGGGCACCGCCATCCAGATCGAGATGGCGCTCGACCAGGCCAAGCGGTTTGAGGACGAGTTGCAGCTACTGTTTATGCAGAGCGGCAAGATCGATGTCTGGAACAAGATCAAGTCCAGAGCAGCGGCGATGGATGTCGAGGCAGCGCACGAAGCCCGCAGAGAAAAAGCCGCCGAGAAGAAGCGCCAAGAGGAAGTGGATGAAGTCATCACCATCCTGCTCATTCTGTTGGTGACATGCACGGTCCTTGGCGCTACTGGCTGGTTCGTGTACGAAGCCTTGCAGCAGTGCAACCCGAACTGTGGTTTTCAGAAAGGTTAACTATGTTTCCCCTCACAGCCCTACTTGAAGTCGGTGGCAAGCTCATCGACAAGCTCATCCCTGACCCAGAAGCCAAGGCCAAGGCCCAGCTTGAACTGGCGCAGATGGCGCAGGACGGCGAACTGGCGCGGATGGCGAACGACACCAAGCTGTTCGAGGTTGAGCAGGAGAACACTACGGATCGCTGGCAGGCTGACATGGGCAGCGACTCTTGGCTGTCCAAGAACATCCGCCCGATGGCCCTGATAGCTATCTTTATCGCGTTCTTCCTGTTCACCATGATGTCTGCGTTTGGCTATAACGCGCAGGAGTCCTACGTCCAGTTGCTGGGCCAGTGGGGCCAGATCATCTTCCTTGCCTACTTTGGCGGGCGCACGGTTGAGAAGTTGGCTGACATGAAGATGAACAAAAAATGAAGCTGACCGAACACTTCTCGCTGGAGGAACTGACCACCACCAGCCACCGCCAATTCGACAACACGCCCAACGATGCCGAGATGGCCAACTTGGTCAAGCTGGCCGAGTTTCTGGAAAAAGTGAAAACATACCTTGACGGCAAGCCAATTATGGTGAACAGTGCTTTCCGGTCCAAGCAAGTCAACGACAGCGTGGGCTCCAAGGACACCAGCCAGCACCGCACGGGCTGCGCGGCTGACATCAGGGTGCCCGGCATGACGCCAGACGCCGTGGTGAGGGCGCTGGTGGCCTCCAGCCTGCCGTTTGACCAGATCATCCGTGAGTTTGACGCATGGACGCACATCAGCATCAGCGACGCGCCGCGCCGTCAGGCGCTGATCATCGACAAGTCAGGCACGCGCCCCTTTGCGTAACAGGGCGCGGTAGGCTTCTATCGCGTCCTTCACATCGCGCTGCAACTGCTCGATGCGCTCGTTTTGCTCGACCATCTTGTCGTTCGCCTCTTGCGCGAACTGGGCCAAGTTCTCTTGGGTCCAAGTCTTAAAGTTTGACATTCGTTGATGGCCGTCCGGCCCCTAATTTTTGTTTATCCACACGAACCACCGCGTCGTCGATAGTCGTAAACCTGTGCAAGTTCGCGCACTCGTAGCGCCGGTACGCGCCCGCTGCGCGCTTGCGCGTCTCAAGTAGTTCAGTCCAAGCGTTGCATTCTGGGCACTTCATTGCTTGTGTATCTTAAATTGTTTCGGCTTCTGCTTCAGCAAAGCGGCGGTCTTGCCACTGATCTCTAAGGTGCCATAGTTGGGCGTGTCCTCGCGGATGCGCTCGACGGCCTTGGACGAGGCCAGGCTGCGCTTGAGGGCCGTGTTGTTGGCGTTGAGCGTCTCGCCGCGCTTGACGCGCTCCTCGTCGGTGTACTGACGCCAGTTAAATGCGTTGGTCATTTTGGTTTTTTCGGTACGGGGCACCAGTGAGTGTAGAAGGATGTGTCGGCTTGCAGCACGCCGTACTGAGCAACGCCGCCGATGGACAGCAGTTGCAGCTTGACGCTGCGGGGTGTGTCCTTGTCGATGAATATCCAGTAGGTGTCTGTCGCTACGGCTACAGTCTTGGCTGAGTTGAGCGTGTGCGTAGGTGCTGTCTCTCCAGCAGTCAAGCATTTGCCGCCCGCTTTTGGCGTACTTACCGACTCTTGAGGTAATCCGTAAAAACCCTCGTTGTCGGCTGCAATCTCTATTGTCATGTGTTTTTCTCCTTGAGTTTGGTTTCGATGGCACGGGCAAAGTCTTCAACCCAACTGCCAAAAAGAATGCGGTATTCATCAGCAATCGGTTGCAGTTCGTTATTTGTCAGCCCTACCCACTCCCGCTTGTAGATTTCAGACTCGGGTATCTCCTGCGTGACGATGTTCTTTCCATCGAACCATGTCTTTGTGATGTGTGCGGTCATCGTGCATCCTTTGGCGGTGTGCATGTGTGAACTAGTGTCAGGTCAGCGGTGCGCTTCCCGCAGCGGGGGCAGAAGTTGCGCTCCTCTGGCTGTGCCACAGCTTCGCGCCAAGGATCGCGCCCTGGCTGTGCCACAGCTTCACGCCATGGGTCGCGCTCTGGCTGTGCCTCAATCTCCTGCCCCAGCTTGCTCAGTTCCCACAGCGCACGCTCTTGCTTCATGCCTTCTTGTCGGCCCTGCTCAAATGCGTCTGGCTGTGCCAAGGCTTCTTGCCAATTTTGTACTTGCGCATCATCAAGCGACAGGCCGCGCATTTTTGCAAAATCTTTGATTGCATCCACTGCTGGCGATGCGTCATCAGCAGATGACAACATGATTCGCTTAGGGCGCGATGTAAGCCACGCCATGAAGTCAAACAATGCGCCAGCTATCATGCCGTGTGACACATCTTGCGCCTTATAAAGCTCGTCATATTTTGCGTACAGCTTCGCAACATCTCGCAAGGCCAAGGTGTCGTAGTCTGGGTGGATGCTGTCGCTCTCTTTCCAGTAGCCAATCGCGGCAGTGCAAATGCCAGCCATCTGCAAGCGGTACTGCTCAATGTCTTGCAGCGCAGGTTCTTTTAAGGCCATGCCGCCAACAACATCAATCAGCCTGTGTATCTCAGCCACAAGCGCCGCAGTTGTTTCAGCGTCTACCGGCACAACCGCGTTCGGAAATAGCCATTCTTCTTTCATATCAGTACCCCCACCGAACACGGAAGCACACCAGCCACAGATGCAGCACAAACTCGTTGCCACTGGCTATAAACCCCACGGCAAAGCAGGGCCACTTTCTGGGCAAGAACTCAGTTATCAGGTGTAAACTTTTTCTCATTCTTCTGTCTCCTGTTGCGGAAAGTGCATCGTTTCAAAAGACACAGAGGTGTCGCCGTCTTTAATCAGCACCACCAGCGTAGCGGCTTTCAGTTTGCTGCCGTATACCTCGCGCAGCGCGTCCCAGACCTTTTGCATTTCGTCTTGGGTCATGTGTTCCCCCTTGCTCGGATGGCTTCGGCGCACTCGTATCCGTTTATCTGACTTGGCGCTGTTGTCTCACACACCACCGCACACGCCTCACGCTCATCAGCACGGACAAGGGCGGCAAAGCGTTGGAGGTCATCTTCATGAACTTCGTAGCTGGGTAGCAATTTCGCCTCACGCGCCATCTCAATGATTGTTTTCATTCTTCAAACCCCAGTTCTTTCTTGAATGCTGACAGCGCCAAGATCAGGTCATAGGCTTGCGCGTAGTCGAGACAGATGTAGTAGTCCTGATGCGTAGCCCTGTGTGACGGGAACTTTGCGATGAAACCGTTGCCCGTGCTGATGAGCGTGAGGTGTGGGCAATCAACGCGCCCCGTGTCGCAGTAGCGGCGGGTCATGTTGTCCTCGCTTTCAGCATGGCGTCTGCCATACCATATGAGCGCTCGGCAGAGGAATCAAAATCGTGATTGCGCCGCCAGTTGGAGTCTGACAACAGTGCTTGCATCGCCTTGGCCGCAAAGTAGTCGCGCAGGGTCATGCCTTGGTATTGAATTCGCACTTCGTCGTCATACGATGTCAAATCGCACGGGAACGCTGGCCCACCTGTTTCTTCAGTCATGCTGTCTTCTCCTCAGTTGTTGTTGGCACATTCAGGTACGCCTTGAGGCGCTTCACGCGGTTCTTGTTGTAGGTCACGAGCGCTTGGGCGTACTCGACGCCTGTCTCTGCCTTGAGTAACGCCATCTCAGCCTCGGCCAGTTCCCAAACAATAGCTTGCGATGGGGTCACTGACTTGAGCATCATGCGCAGTTCGTTCCAAATTTCTTTAATCATGGTTCATTATCCAAACATGGTTTGCAGTTCACGGTACAGGATGTGCGCTTCTTTGATGCTCAATGTTTCGAGCACTTGCGCGGCGGTCAGCAGCTTGGGTGTGGGTGCAGCTACTGGGGTAGCGGGAGCAGCCTGCCCAGCTTGGGCATGGGACGCGTTGAGCGTAGCTATGCCTGCTCGTACCGCGTTTTGCTCCTTGATGGCCCGCACATCGATGTTCACAGTCGGGGCTTGGCGCTTGGGGTAGGCCGCTTTGGTCTGGGCTTTCGGCTTTGCGATTTTCTTTTTCATCAACAATCCTAAGTTACGCAAGGTAGCGGATGCCTTCAATGGCCTGAACTCTGGAATCAACGCCGTGAGCTTGCCATCCTTGTCTTTGCTCAGTTGTCCTTGCCGAACCATCTGCGTGTAGAGGGACGACAGCGATGTCTTCTTGAACCCCTGCTGCTCTAACGCTGATATGGCCTGCACTGTAGTCGTGTACGGGTTGTCTTTGACATAGTTGAATGCTGCCTGCGACACGCCCACTGTGGCTTGGAAGTAGTGCCGCTCTTTGGGGGCTGGCGTTGGCGTTGTGTCATCGTCACCCCACTCACTCAGTGCGGCTTTGACTCGTTCGTTCTGTGCTGTTACTGCGTTCACTGCATTCTCCTGTTGCTGTTTGTATTTCAATTGCGCCTCTGCGATGAGGCGTCTTGCTTCGATGGCTCCCGCCGATAGCGGGGGTTCTTTTTCTGCTATGAGCTTGGCCTTGAGGCCAAGCAGCACATCTAGTTTTTCTGGACTCGGGTTCCTTAATTTCGGACGTGGGTTATGCACCGCACGATGTTTCATTGGCATGATTCCTCCGTAAATAAAAATTGAATTGTCTACTCATGGACATGTTAGTGTCCACTATTTCTTGTAGGTAATTTCCCACCCTAGTGCCTCCAAGATCATCTCGATGCTGATGTCCGGCATGAGCTGGTGCGTGACGAGCGCCTTCTTGTTGACCTTATCGAACTTGATGATCGTGCCCGAGCGGGGCACCATCCACACCCCTCCGTCATTGATGCCATCGATGAGTTTCTGCGTCCATGCTTTGGCCTCGGCCATGCCTTGCGGTCTAGTGATATCCATTATGGTCTCCAGAAAAGTAAGTCAAGTGCTACTACGATGATGGCGAGCAGGAACACTACTCGCGTGATAACTTCTTCTCGTGTCATATCGTGTCATCCCATGTCAGTGTGATGCCGCTGCCGCCGTAGTTGTTGAGGTCATAGTTGGCCATGACCAGCTTCTCCAGCGTGTAGGGGTCGATGTCCCGCCCAGTCAGGTAGTGGCCCAGCGGTATCGCGCCGTCGATGTTGCGGCTCAGGTCAGAGAACCTGAGCTCCTTCTCGTGTGCCTCGGCCACGATGCGGTGGCCGTATCCGTCATACGCACGGCCTGTGTTCCATTGATGTTTCATTCGTCTTCTCCTTAAAGCGCAGCTTGAGACGGCAAGCTGCTAACCGTTTCCAACGGTGAATCCCGATAGACACCCGTCAGACTTCGCAATGCACCGCGTCAAACAGGGACAGCAGCACAGTGTCGGCATCGTAAACAGCGCAGTCCTGCATGGCCTTGTCGAGCACCTCGTCAGTCAACATGCGCTTGTTAAGGAAGCGCAGCGCCATGTCTGGGTCTTCTGGGTACGCGGCTTCCGCGATCAACTCAAGCAGGTCGTGGTACATGCCGCGCTTGGCGTCACGGATGCAGTCCTCCACCAGCTCGTTGTCCGTGTACCCATACGCGCTGGAGTCCGACCACTTGCCGTCCCATGCAGTCAGGTCGGTCGTGCTGAACATGCTCTTCCAGTTGGTCACTGGCACAGGCTCGATGAATGTGGGGTCACGATCAGTAGGCAAGGCATCCCACTTGATCTTGACGACAGCCGCAGCCAGCGCAGTGAAGTGGTGAATGTCGAGCGTCTCGCGGTCTGAGTGCTCGTGGTCGTAGCCTACGCTGATGTTGGTGCACTCGGGGATGATGTCAACGAACTCGGCAGTGTCCGTATACACACCTGTGTCATCGCCCAGATACATCAGCACCCCGTCAGCGCACAGCTCACCGGACAGCACGGCTGCGAACTCGTCAGAGCAGCACCTACCCCAGCCCTGATGCGTGATGACGCTATCTATGCCCCGCCTGTCGAACGCAATGGCACGATCAAACTGAGCCAGCAACTCGGGGCTATGGTCGGCAAGGTACTTAGCACCGATACCCCCCTTCTCCTCGCCCTGCGTGAAGATGTAGTAGGCAGGAACCTGCGCATGAAGCATGTGCATCAGCATTGCGCACCCAGCCCCGTCATCAGCGCCAAGGCAGGCACCATCGGCGTACCACATGCCTTGCGTCTTCCTGATCTTGTTGGGGCCAGTCTCACGATGCACTGTGTCCACATGGGCTACGAACAATGTCCGGTTGGTATCGTCAAGGCGTGCGTCCACATGCAGGTTGCCTACCTTGTCATAGCTGACTGCGATGTGGTTGCGCTTGGGTAGGTGTGAGTGCAGCCAGTCCGTGAACTCGATGACTGCTCGTGTGCCGTGTGGCCGCTTCATCGACAGCGCACGGGAGAGTGTCTTGGAGAGAATAGATTTCTTGTTCATGCTGATTCCTTAGTAGTTACTGGGGCTGGTGTTGTGTCTTCTTCATCGTCTGTCTCGTCTGTCTCGTCTGTCTCGTCTGTCTCGTCTGTCTCGGGCAGGTAGTCCTCGTGGTAGTTCTCGCCGTCAACCTCGACAGGCTCATCGTCAGCGTGCAAGTAGAAGTTGCCAGACCCAGCGCACTCCCATGCCTCGTCTTCGAGTGCCCACTCGCCCGCATACAGTTGTACGCAGTCATCACGCAGTTGGTAGTCGCCCGCATGGTCGCAGACAATCGTCTCGTCATCGCAGTGGTACCACTCGTCATTGACATGCACCGCGTCGTCCATCGTGCAATAGTCGCCATCATGCAGCTCCACGATGTTGTTGTCACCCAGCCAGTCGCGGTCGTAGTACTCGTCACCTACGCAGATGGCCTCGTCATTGGAGACATAGTACTGATGACCCCTGCGCCCATAGACCATCGTGTATTCATCGATGCAGCACTCGCCAACAACATGGTCGCCGTGATACCCGATGCTCGTCTGATCGTCCTCACTGATGCGGCTGCCGCAGTCAGCGCATGAGCAAGAGTTCTGTTGCTCGGCTGTACCATCTTGGTTGGTGCATTGCCACTCGCCTGCATCACAGATACGCAGCCACATGTCAGGCCGATGCCCCTCAACATCCACACACTGAACGCTGCCGTCAATGTAAGGAGCTACGAAGTCGTGGTTGCGATGCCCGCTGGGTAGGTATGCCAGACGCTCATTGCGCCATGAACTCTCGTGGCTGTACCCCTGCGAGTTAAGCCACTGCATCAGCTCGTCATCGGGCTGCGAGTAGTTGTCGCCCTCCTTGCGCCGATAGGTACGCACATAGTACTTGTGCTTGGTCTCGTCATTGTCACGCTGCATGAGCAGCGCACGGCCTACGATCTGATGACCCAAGCGCCGCGTCGCTACATGCCAGCCATACTGCGGCGCATAGACCTCGTACGGATGGTGGCCCAGTGTGTCGAGCTGATCGCGCTGATCTTCCTCGTCCTCATCGAACTGCATACATGAGGCAGGCCCGTCCTGCACCGCCTTGACTATGGCAGCAGTCGTGCGCTCGATGCGGAATTCGGACGCCGTAGCGTACTTGGCTACGAAGTCCCTGATGATGTGGTCTGACATGTCGGGCCAATGGCGCTTCAAGTACTTGCCCAGTGAGGTCAGTGTCTGCCGGTCATCCTGACCTGCTCGCTCGTCCCGTGTGTATGCAAGGCGGGTCACATCGGTCTTGGCCACATACGGCCACTCAAGCAGCAGTTGCTGCCAGTCATACGGGTCATCGAGCTTGAACGCTGCGACAACTGCGGGGTGCAGTGGGTTGTTCTGCTGGTTGTAATGCCAGTCACGCGCACGCCGCACGATGACGGCTGCGGTGCAGAAGTTCTTAGCCTTCTCTGAATATCCTACGAACATAACTAACTCCTTGATGTTTTACTTAACTGAAAGCGAGGGTGAGACAGCACCCTCATACTGTTGGGGACACTTGTCCTCGCTTACCCAGTGAATCCAAACCGGCGGTAGTACGCCAGCTCTGTGTCGAAGGCACTGCGCCACTCTGGTGTGCCCTTGGTGTAGCCATACCCTCGCAGGTTGCTCTCGATCTGACGGACTAGCGGCATCTGCGCCCTCAACAATTCCGGTGCTGTCATTTCTTACCTTTCTTGACCTCGTAGAAGCCCAGCCACTGCGTGCCAGTGACCATTGGTTGGAACATCTTGATCTCGTAGTTGGCGGTGTACTTGACCGGCACAAGGAACAGGTTGTAGGCGTGCCCGTCCTTGTCCATCAGCGCTAGCAGTTGGCGCAGGTCACGCGTTGCATTCGTTGTAGCCCACTGCGATACGCTGGATGCGTAGAAGTGTGAGTGGTTCTCTCGCACGGCGGGGTTGCTGTCGTTCATTTCGTTTCTCCGATTAGTTGGTTGCGAATCTCATCCATCTGTGCAAGCACCTGCTCACGAGTGCCCTTGAACCCCATCTGTTTGAGCATGGAGTAGGCGCTCGGTGAGCGGCTGCGTGTCATCCCTTTCATCTCCAGCTTGAGCATGGAGCGCAGCGTGAGGAGCCTTGCCCCCTCGATCTCGGTGGGTGTGGTCAGTGTGGTCATTTGCTTTCCCTTTCTTTCATGCGCTCGTTGCGGCAGTGTTCGAGGTAGAACTTGACGAACAGCCCATCGAACGCTGTCAGCAGCAGCTCGGCGTTATGTCTGTCTGCTACGAAGTACGCTCTGGCTATGTAGTGTGCGAAGCTGCCGCCCTCGTTCTCCATGCACTTGGCTGCTTGCAGCAGCATGTCGTGGTCTAGTTCCATTGCTTTCATTTGCTTCTCCTTAAAGTGCAGCCTGAGTCGGCAGGCTGCTAACCGCTAAATCTTGGGGAGAATCCTCCCCGACCCGATAGACACCCGTCAGGCGGGCAGGTCGATGCCATGCCATGTCACCGGCACGAAGTCGGTGGGGCGCAGGAGTTTTATCGTGTGCATGGCCGCTTGCATCCGGCTGACCTGTATGCGTAGGTCGTTGATCTCCTGCTGCTTGAACACATGGGTGTCGGTCAACTTAGCATCGGCAAGCTCTGCGGCTATGCGGCGCTCAAGCAGGGCCATCTCCTTGTCGGTGCGCTCGATGAGGCGCTTCTTGTGTATGGCGTGCTGGGTCTGGGGTATGCGGCGCTCGAAGGGCTTCTTCTGCTTGACCCCCTTGGTATAGGGCACGGCTGCGAAGTACTGCTCGATGAGGGCGATCTTCTTCTGGGGCATCCAGTCCGTCCAGTGCTCGCCCTTGTTGGGGAGGTTTCTCCCCAGAGCTACCAGCCTCGGGGTCTGGCCCGAATCCCTAGCGTCCAGCATGAGACGCCCGATGATTGCGTCAAGCACCATGAGATATGCCTCCAGTGCGAGGGTGCGTTCGGGGCTATCGTGGGCCAGCTTGAGGGTCAGCATGCGCTGCACTATGCGGCGCTCGGCCTTGGCAGGGGCAATGAGGTCACCCCACAATCGAGTGTGTTGCTCATCGGTTTTCAGCCTGATGCGCTTGGTTTTGCGCTGGGCTGCTACTTCAGCGATCAGGGACTCGGCGTAGCCCAGCGGTAATTTGCGCTGAGATATGAGTCGGCGCAGTGCGCTCTCGCTCATTCGTAGGTAAGAAAGGGGAAATTTCATGGGTGATATCTCACTTAGTTACGGGGTTTGGACGGAGTGTCAGAGTTATCGCGGTTTGTGCTAAGGGAATTGTACAGGCGCAGCCCGCATAGATGCTAGGTTTCTTGCAAAAGTGTCCAACTAACTATCCAGCACGCAACTCGGCATAGCCAAAGCCTTAAAGCAAGAACGCGGACGAGAACAAAAATATAGAGACACTCTAATATATATTATATATAAAGATTTAGATAGAGAGCGCGGACACTGACCCCCCAGAATCCAGCATCCATGCGGGTTGCGGCTGTACGCATGCGCTAGTACAAAGTGCGATACCAGTGGACGGTCTGGACACTTAGTGATATCTCACATAGTGTCGTGTGATATCTCACTTAGCTACCGATTCGGGGAGGTTTCTCCCCAAGATCAGAACAGAGCACGCTGCACAGGGGCCATGTTGCGTTCGAGCCAGCGCTCGAAGCTGGCCTCACTCAGGAAGGAGATGCCGCAGGTGGGCTTGCCTACGGGGACGGCTGATGTGATCTTGTAGTCGCGGCTGCGGGTAGGGTAGTAGTCGAACAGGTCGAAGTCCCCGCATGGGAGGGAGAGAGTGCCGACATGGGTGATGTGGTTCATGATTAGTCCTTGGTGATTTCGTAGATGGAAGCGCAGAGTGCGCCGAGGAAGGTGAAGGTGCCGAGTACGGCGAGGGGGAAGGAGATGCTGCCCGTAGCGAGAGCGCCAGCGGTAGCCAGCAGCCCGACAGCGGAGGCGATGACGAGTAGTGCGTTCATGGTGTGCTTTCAGAGGTTACGGTTGCGGATGTAGCGGGCCATTGCCTTGAGCATGACCTTCTGTGGGTAGCCGTAGACGGCGGCTTGATGCTTGGCTACTGTGCGTAGCCATTCGGGTTTGTCCACGCTGTTGCAGAGCGTGCTGAGTTCGCGGAT